GCAGCGACAATCGCATTTGTATTTGGTATCCTCACCTATTGGTGGGGAAAACATTCTGCTGTTGAACCTACTATTGGAAATATGTTAGAGGTTCTAGAGAAGGGTAATTATATCAAAGTCAAAATTGATAAGGATGGAGAAAAGGAGCTCGTTCGCTTGAATGACACCGTTTAAAAAATCAATAGTAACTGTGATTGCATCATTAACAATATTACCAATGGGTTGTCATCCAGTTAACGCAGAAGATTGTAAGTACGAACAAAATATACAACTGTCAGAAGATGGTGCAATCTTGTCAGCCGAATCACAATACGAATGTGTAAAATCTCAACCCATTATAGTATTAGACCCCACACTTGAAACAGTTGTTATTCAAAAACAATATAGGCCACCTGTGGTGAGTACTTCCGATTATAGAAATCATATTCTTGGAAATAATAATTCAAAAGGTCTTGACTTTTTGATAAATGTGTTTTATAATGTTAATTGAAAAGTGGAGTAGAAGAAGTGTTTAAGTTTATATTCGGTATCTTTATCGGTTTTATGATTGTGAAGTTTAACATTATGCCAGAAATGTTAACCTTCCTTATTGATTCTGGCGCAGTAGACAAAACGATTGAATCGTTAGAAGGATTGAAATAATGAATAATCTAAATTATGGAACGCTTGGTGTGTTGAGTGCGGTTCTTGCACTTGGTGCTTGTAGTGCAAATCCAGATGCAACCAAGTTAATGAACACAGCATCAATTGAATACAAACAGGAAAAGGTAGAAGCGGCTGTCTCAACTGTTCCAAAGTGGTTTACGAAACTACCAACTGATGAAAAAGCAATCTACAGTGTGGGTACTGCTCAATCACCAGATATGCAAATGTCAGTTGATATGGCAACACTTAATGCAAAGTACACTCTCGCTGATCGTATCAACGGCAAGTTAGATGGTATGATGAAAACCTTTATGACACGACTTGGTACAGATGATGATGTATCTGCAACCACTATGTCAGAAGTTGAGAAGGTTACAAAAAACGTGATTGCATCTGTTGATGTTGCTGGTTACAATCCAAAAGAGATCGAAGTCCATCCAACAGGAACACAGTTTCGTGCATTTGTTCTTCTTGAGTATTCAGAAGAAGAAGCCCGTAAGATTATTATGAATCGTATGATGAAAGATCGTATGGTGTATGGTAAGATTCGTTCTACCAATGCATGGAAAGAACTTGAAAACGAAGTAAATGCATCAAAGACAGAAGATGAAGTTACTTCAATGTCAAACATTGAGACTGAGATTAATAAGGTAGTTCAATGAGAAAAGAAAGAGAAAAGGCTGGACTGACCGTTCAAGTTCGTAACAATGATATCAATGGTGCATTGCGTGTTCTAAAGAAACGTATGCAGACAGAAGGTGTTCTAAACGAAATTCGTGAAAGGAAAGGCTTTCGCTCTAAAGGAGAAAAGAAACGTCTTGCTAAAGCAGCAGGACGTAGACGGTGGTTGAAGAAAATTGATAAACTAAAAGAGACAGGACAGTGGAATGACTAAACGTATTAAAGCAAAAACATCTGTGAATGATGGATGGGTGCAACCGAAACCTCGTAAGAGGCGCAAACCTATGACACCTGAGCAAAAGGCTGCTGCAACAGAACGTCTTGCAAAAGCGAGAGCAGCAAAAGGGCCTGCTAAGAATACGTCACTTCACCATTCTTTAATTGGTTTACCAGAAGAACATATGCTTCATCCAGACAAAGTTAAAAAGTGGATTAAGACACAAAAAGAACTGGCGTCTATTGCCAGAAGTGATATCCGAAGAAAAATAAAGGGTGCAGAAGCACGACTTTCAAGCCATGAAGGTTACATTCGTCAATGTAATACATATCTAAGAGGTGGAGATTGGTGTGACAATTTTTATGGTGAGCATCAAGAAAAGAGGATTGCATGGAAGACGATAGTTCCAAAGGGGTAGTGGTCAAAGGGCCATGGAAATCTCCTAAACTTAAAAAGGTATCTGTTGAAACTAAAAAGTTAGCAGAAGATATGATGTTTATTGAGGATGTTGCTGAATCTGTGATGATTCCTCTTATTCATTCTCTGTCAGAAAATGGTGTTGACATTCAGAAAGATGAACTTGTTGCTGAGGTAGGATTTATGAATGAGGTGGTTAAGTCTATGTTGTTTAGACACTTGGGTTATGGTCATCCCATGACTACTCTTATTGGACACACTATGAATGTTAAAGAAGAAGAAACCAGAGATACCTATGCAAAGTTTGATATGGATGCTCTAGACAAAATACTAGATGATATATTTAATGAGGATGAAGAAGATGAACCAGACCCAGCCTGAACCTATCATTTGGGAAAACTTTAGTCCTACCATTATGCAATTGGAAGTACCAGAGAAATTTGTTTCTATCGTAAACACATTAGGTGACGCAGTATTAAGTGATAACGTACTATCTGCTAAGTTTGATTTTTCGCATGGTCTTGTTGGTAAGGTATCAAAGGAAGTAAAAATACCAGCATACGATAAAGAAGATACGAAGTTTCTAGGTGACACTCTAAAGAAGGGTTGTCTACAGTATCTAAATTATATGACAGAAAAGAAACGTGCGTATGGTTGGGATAAGATTGGTAAGGATGTAACCCCTACAATTGAAAATATACGTCTAGATCAGAGTTGGATTGTAAGTCAGTATCAGGGTGAATACAATCCATGGCATACACACAGTGGTAACTTCTCTGGTGTTATCTATCTCAAAATACCAAAGGGTATGAATGAGGTATACGAAAAAGAATTTAGGGATCACTATCCAGCAAGTGGATTGATCGAATTTATGTATGGAGAAAAGTCTGACTTTAGAAGTGACAATCTAAAGTTTATACCAGAAGTAGGAATGATGCTTATTTTTCCATCGTGGTTGAAACACTCTGTCTATCCATTCCATTGTGACGGTGAAAGAAGGAGCATGAGCTTTAACGCTTACTACAAGGTATGATTATTATTGATATGAATCAAATCACATTGGCTAGTCTGATGATGCATTTGAATATGACAAAAACAAAAGAACCCGATGAGAACATGGTAAGACATATGATACTCAATTCGATTCGGATGTACAGAACACAGTTTCATAATGAATATGGTGAAGTAATTCTTGCATATGACTCCAAACACTATTGGAGGCGTGACTACTTTCCTAACTATAAAGCTGGTCGTAGGAAAGGTAGAGAGAAGTCTGACTTGGATTGGGATGTAATCTTTGGTGTTCTTAACAAGATTAAGGCAGAGTTTAAAGATAACTTACCTTACAAGTATATGGAAGTATATGGTGCAGAGGCCGATGATATTATCGCCACACTGTGTAAACATTTCTGTAATGATGATAAGATTATGATTGTATCTGGTGACAAAGACTTTATTCAGTTACAGAAATATTCTAACGTACAACAGTATTCACCCATTCTCAAAAAGTATGTAAATGGGCATGATCCAGATACCTATATAAAAGAACACATACTCAAAGGTGACACTAGTGATGGAGTACCTAATGTTCTATCACCTGATAACACATTTGTCGATGGATTACGACAAAGACCTTTGGGAAAGAAAAAGATTGAAAATTGGTTGGATATAGATATTGATGATTTACAGGATGAAGTCAAAAGAAACTACCAGAGAAATGATAAGCTTATTAACTTAGATAAAATTCCAGAGGAACTTGAAAAAGAGATTATGGTTAATTTTTGTGAAGCACCTTGTGGTGACAGAAGTAAATTGCTAAATTATTTTATACAATCAAGATTGAAAAATCTTACTGAAACAATTGGAGAATTTTAAAATGCCAGAACAAACATATACACCATTATTTTCTGAGGTACTTAATAATGTACACAAAGCTAAGACTAAAGCACAAAAAATCAAAATACTAAAAGAGAACAATACTGATTCTCTACGAATGGTAATCAAAGCATCATTCGATCCAAATATTGAATGGGTGCTTCCAGAAGGTAATGTTCCTTACACACCTAATGAGTCACCAGAAGGCACAGAACATACCATGCTTGCGATGGAGGCAAAGAAGTTGTGGCACTTTATTAAGGGTGCAGACAGACAAACCAAACAACACCAGAAAGAAGTTATGTTTTTTCAGATGTTAGAAGGATTGCACCAAAACGAAGCAAAACTATTGATTGCCGCAAAAGATAAGAAGTTACACCAAATGTATAAAGGCCTATCTGCAAATGTAGTTCAAGAGGCTTTTGGTTGGGATGAAAATTTTGTAGTTCCAAAACCAGATGAATATCCACAAGCCAGTCGGTCTGCATCTGGTCTAGTGGCAGATGCGTAGGGTAACACCTATACAAAGAACAGTGTTGTCTCACCACAGGAGACAACAATCTGGTTTTATAAAAAAACAAAAAGAAGAAAAAAAAGATGAAAAAACTGTTGAATTGCCCTTGACTTTACCTAAAAATTGTGGTACATTATATAAGTAAGATGAGTTGAAACAAGAGGTTTAGAGATGACTATTAGAGTAATGAAACAATTTGACAATATCGAAGATGGTATTCAAAATATGATTGCCGCTGCAATTC